AACCCCTGCCGGTGGTATAGACGAATCGTTTACATTAGATTCATGAAGTAATGTGTAATTAGGTGTAAAAGAACATCCCGATGGTAAAGTACTATCAAGATCTAAAGTTAATGTATATTCTAACCTGCCTAATGGAGTAGCTTCAATCCGTCCGGTTGGTAGTAAACTTACCACTGAAAGGTCTAAAGGACAACACGGTGGGGTTGGTATTGGTAATGTTAAAGTTCTAACTTCACCGGAACATGATGATGTTAGGGTAAATGTAATATCCGTAGCACCGACTGGGTGTGTAACCAAAATAGGCTGACTGTAAATAGCATGTATAAATGGATAAAACAGCCCGTGTGGTGTCGTTAGCACAAACTGCTCTTGAACACAAGTATTAGGGTCTTCTGCAATGGTAAAACCGGCACTTACCGTGAAGTTAACTGCGTCCGGTAAAACATATTGAAGCGTCCCAAGCAACTGTGTGTTGGATGGTGTTACGCTACAACAATCCGGTAAATCCCTTGAATAAGTCCCTAAGGTTCCACCACATATATTACTAACTTCAATCTCGATCGATGCCGGAGGATTCATAGGATTAACCGTAAAAGTAAAACTAGAGTTTGTCCACGGCGTTGGAATTAGGGCTGGAATAATCTGCCGTGTGCTGAACATATTCGAGCTTAAATAGAAGTCCGATTCATCGCACCCGACGGTCTGTGCCGCACCTGTAACCCTAACCTGATAGGTAGGCCAGTTTAGTCCACTGATCGGAGTATCTGCAATCCTTGTAGTAGTAATCGTAAGGCCACCAACAGTACAACAAGGCGGTTCTTGCCATGCTGCTATAAACCCGTAACTTGCCCCGTCGCAATCACTCACGAAAGAAATAGTACGACTGCCTGATGTATTTTCTGGTAGATCGAATTGTACCGTATAAGCTCCCGAACCAACCCCTGTTGCGTACGAAACCCCATCAATAAACACCTCGTAAGTTTGCACACACGAATCTACTAAATCCATATCTACTTGATAGTTTGTAAAGCCAGGTGCGGTTGGTAATCCACTCGGAAACACGTCTGTTACGTTGTCTATGCTCAAAGTGCAACACAAAGTCCCAAAAGGCCAGTCTAAATCATCTTCAGTGCCACACGCCGAAATACCATAATAATTGATCGTTCCAGACGCTGCCCCAAGATCACTGGTAAATGTATACGTCTCGAAAGCCTCTAATGTAATAGTCTGTCCGGTATTAAGAACCTCTACTTCATAACTATTACTGTCGTAACATGTTCCTCCGATGGGCACCACTGTAATCGTATGCTCAAAAGTTGTACCACCTACATTTACTGGGCCGGCATCGTCTGCCACGATCAAAAACGGACAACACTCTTGCTCCGTTGTAGGAATTGCCAGTCGTGAAAATGGCTGTCCACTACAATCTTGAACAATAGTAACTGCGATGCTCTGATCGATATTATCCGCACTAAATGAAACTACATTAGTACCTGCTGCCAATGCCTGTGTGTGATATATAGATTGAAACTCGTAAGGGCCCGTTACACATCCCGTCCCACTTTCCGTAATTTCGATCGTAACTACAAGATCTAATTCGTCGTCGATGGGGTCGTAAGTTTGTTGAATGTCCGTAACCTGTACCGCGAAAGGGCAACACGATACGGCTGGAATAGTATAAGTGAAGGTGTTGTTAATATCCGCACATTGATCACTGATCACTTCTAACATATAACTACCCCCCTCAACGGGTAATAGAAAGTCAAAGGTATTAGCCCCGACTGTCAAAAGTTGATTAAGGCCGGTACCTCTAACATAATAGTTAGATCGAACACACCCCGCCGTTCCTGTGTAAGCAAATTGCAAGGTACCTCTAATTCTTTGATTTGTGCCGTCCTGACTTACGAATGTGAATAAGGGGTCTATTACTGACGTTACTGGACAGCATGGAATACCAGGTAAGTTAGCCCCCGCTGAATATTGCGCACCGCTGCATATATTGACAAAATCTAACCCTATACTACCTCCCTCGATTGGGGCTTGAATAAGTACGGAATTTACACCGACCGCTAAGTTTACGGAGGGGCCGTTTGAGGGTGTGAAGCGAACAACCCGATCAGTACAAACCCCAACGGTCGTATTCGTGATTGTAACTTCTATTCGGTAGGTACCTGTCGTCGCATTAAAACTCACAATTTCGGGATTTCCCAACGTTACTGAAAGATCACAACAAATTTGAGTGCCTCCAAGCCCCCCTGTATTTAAGGGCCCCTCTGCGCAAAGGCAAAAGGTAAATGGTTCTGGGACGTCATCGGTTCCGGACGTAAACCCATACGTTAAGATGCCATCATCGGCACTAATTAAGGTCATTGGGTCTGGGACGTTGACGCTGCCTCCTAAGAATTGAAATATCATAGCTATTTTAGGTTATTTATTAATTACAATTACATTTAGATGCCGGCTCGCAACATACATAAACAACGGACTGGTCGACATAATAGTTACCCCCCTGCTGTTCATTTGAGTTTTCCATTACCAGGCGTAACATCAAGTGAAGGCCTAGATTGCTTATTGAGTAGACGGGCTCATTTAAGTCATTTACTGCTGTTATAAAATATACCCCACTGAACGGGGTTATAAACTCTTCTTCGATCGGGATTTCTATAAGCCCCGCACTATCGCTAAGCGCATTGTAATATTTTACATTGTTGTTATATTTTGAAATTCTAACTTTTACCGGCTCCGATGACGCGGAAGTTTGAAGAATCAGAGTATCCACACACTTTGGCACGACTACTAATAAGGGGTCGCATAGTATTTGCCCGTAACTCATGTTAATTGTAATTAAGTGTTTTTGCCTCTATTAATGTTATCAATTTATCGAAGGCTATTTCAGCCATAAAGTAATAGCCGCCCCCATAACGAACAACGGGTAATCCATCAAAGCGATTGTAGATGAAGTCTGGAATGTTCGCCGTAAGAAAGGGAAACGTTTCGACCGCCTCTACTGTATACGCCGGAATCGCGACGCTGGAGCTTTGTTCTGAAGGGGTTAAATTGCCAATTTCATCAGGGTTCAAATGATACCCTTTTAATTTAATCAACATAAGTTTTTAGTTTATCGTGGAATAATCTATGTATTAAGTATCTGAAACAATCTAATAAGTGAGTTAAATCTTTATCACTTTTATCGATCGTACCATCATCAGTAGCCTTCACTTTCATTATATCTGCAATCAAATGCTTACACCCTGGGTCGATCGTTATGTTATAATTAGTTAATGCCATATTACAGATGTTTCTACTAAGTACGTGTCTAATATTAGCTTTAGGTACTTTAATGTTTTCAGAGGTTACATGCGAACCTCCCGCCTGAAGCCCCCCTACTAATACCTGGTACATCGTTCTATTATTTAGATGCAAGCTTCTGTTATTCCCTGAGGCGTCTCCTGTTATAAGTAGGTGTCTATTTCCTACATCTTTGGCTATCTTTATCCCCCATTTATGTACATCGGTGTTACTCTCGTAATATTCGTGGTACACGTGGAAGGCGTTTGTCCTTTCATTGTAGTAGGCAAGTATGCCACACAAAGGGTCAACATTAAAGTCGACCGATAAATACACCTTAGCCCTATTCACTATACTACCATGCCCATCTTCTTTAACATGCTTAATGCGGTCAAAAGAATATAGGAATGCTTTTGTGTTTGTCATCACGTCCCAATCCCCCTGTACATATTGTCGATACATCTCCGGAGTCATCGTCTTCCAATTATTACGCTGGTCTTCCGTTACAAAAGGGTTTTCGTCTGACGTAATCATCGAAATATAGGTATCCTCCGGAACCTCATTTCTGACAAATGGTGTATAAATCAAGTCTCGCACCCAATTTACGTGAGTCGGGTTCATGGTGGATAGTATCAGGGGCTTTGGTTCGCCTAATGGGGCGTTTGGCCGTACCCAACTACCAACCCTTTCTATACATTTATCATAAGTTAATTCATTTAACTCTTCTATTTGTTCCAAAAATATGATATTTGTTTCAAGTCCCTTAAATCTATTCAGATCTTTATCACTATCAAAGGACTCTGCCATTAGGTGGATAGCACTGCCGTTAGGGAACTGAAAGAATATATTGCCGGCACTTGCGTTAAACTTGTGTTCTACCCCTAATAACAACTTTTTTATTGACGGGACGATCGTGCGAGTTAGTGATGGAAGGGAGTCGCGAATAATGTGCGCTCTAAGATTAGGATAGGTTTTACAGGCGACGATCATCGTATATAAGCAAAGATAAGTTTTGCCCCCCCGAATACCCCCACCAAAGAACATCTTTCTGTGTGGAGATTCCCCCCGTAACGCCGCCATAGCCGTCTGAAAGAAGATTATGTGCTTGTTTAGGGGGGCCCCGTTCACTTCAAATTGGTACATTACATGATTAGCTTAATCGCGACCACGAACAACACAAACGCCACGACGCATCCAATGATCAGCCAAACTGAATACCATGACCATGGGGTTACGGGGCTCTGAGGTTTGTTTACGAATTTAATTACTTCGACCGGAACGGTCTTAACAACTTCTTTACATTCGCCCCTAATCCTTACATAATTGTTAATTGTGTCCCGCATCACTACTACCCGCATTCTTTCGTTATCAATTGAGATCGTATCGTGATTGTACATCGTAAGGGTATCAAATTTATACGACGATATTACAACTGTATCTACTCTACTACTATATTCCGAGTCCGTGGATAATTTCAATACCCTGACTGCCGCCTTTTCGGTGGTACAACCCCAGACAAGCAACAGGGTTAATATTGTTATTAATAGGCTATTTTTCATTCTTTGTCAATGTTAAAAGTTGGTTTAAGCTTGCTAATATCGGGTCTTCATTGCCTCCCTCCGAAGAAGGTCTGACGTGTTTATAAACCTGTAAATCAAATACTGACTTGTTACCACACATTGCCGATTGCATTCTAAGTTTAGTGAATACTTCTATTGCCGGCATCGTAGCATCGAAAACTGCACCTAATTCTACATATCCGGACTCTTGGAACCACTTCCAAAAATCTAATAGTGCTTTACTTGCCCGTCTTACATTCACTTCATTTTGGTATGAATATTGCACATAATCCTCATCGATTGTATCCAGATTGTCGCAAAGATAGTGCAGTATAGCTGTGTGCAGGTCGAAAGAGTGTAACAATAAATAGTTAATTAACTCCTCGCTAGAATAACTCATGCTTGATGTGATTAAAGAATACAAATTAAAGGGCTATGCTTTTTTTGAGCAGCCCTATTCGATGAATATTTATGCTATTCGCAATAAAGTTCAGGCCCCTAATAAATTTAATGATATTTTAGGGGTTATCTATAATAACGGACTTACGCCTGTAAATGTTCAGATGCCCGCAACGGTTGATCCTGGTACCCATTGGCTACTCAATCCTATGGATCGCGGCGGTGCGGCTGCCATAATCCCAGGACAATATCGGGGACTGTGGAGGCTTGGTAAATTTAAAGGTACTGACGCGTTGCTTCAGATACGCCCTATTCGGGTTTATCGAGATAACAACAAAGATGCCCGCTTCGACTACCACATTTCAAGTGCAACTGAAGGCGATTATGGTATATTTCTACATCAGCACTTTCAGAAAGTGGACATCGCCACTGAAATTAATACCAGTTCGGCCGGATGTGTGGTTCCCCAACGAATTATCGACTGGGAATACTTCTTTGAAGTTATTAAATTACAGATAACCTACGGCCTTGGGGATACCTTCACCTTTACATTATTTGAAATATTTGAACAATAATCGTACCAAACAACACGAAATAAAAATAGGGGCTAATTTGCCCCTTTATTATTAAATATTTAATATAGATACTTGTATTATTGCCTGCTTATTACATATGATAGTCTGGGCTCTGCCACGCCGGTTCCACAAATCCACATACAATCAGGAAAATATAAGCTGTTCTTTAGTCTGTTTATAGCGTACGAACCTAATTCAATCCCAGTCTTCCTGTCGACTATATCATAACTCTTGATACTTGTGTCTGAATTAAATGCCAATTATTCCCCACGGCTTTTAACATATTCATAGTTTCTGATTAATCTTGTTAATCGTGCTTTAGCTTCACTTACATCGATAAATAACGCATCAATAACGTCGGCGTCGTTGTGTTGCAATTGGTTAATAAATTTAGAGATTAAATCTCCCTTGACCTCTGGCAAGGTATTCAGAGCCTCCAATCTTTCCAGATAAAACATTGCTTTTTGCAAGTCTACAAGGCCCTCTTTGTGCCGATGTCTGGCGACATACTTAATGATGTCTCCGATTAAATAAACTGCCGACGTGTCCCCAAACGCATCAGTCATAAAGTCTACCGGCTGGTAACCGTACCGCGTGTAATGTTTTGGATGTACTTTTAAATTGTTTTTCATTATTTGTTTTAATCGGGCCTTCCCGAAGTTATGTTCACACTTCTTTTAATCTTTAAAAACCCGTACCACAAGGTCATCAGCGCAAAGCCGGCATTCGAATAACTTTATTTTACTTCCGGAAATGGGTTCCTTATAGGTAACCGGTACTAGAAATAACGCTTTAATTATTTCCTCGGAGTAGCGATAGGGGAACATAAATGTTTTTCTTTCTTCCATACCTATTTATAGTTTTTAATGTATTTCCATATACGAATTTCATATTGATCGGAATCACTCTGCGGCTTTTCCATAATCAGCGATTCATTCCACATTGGGCGAATAATTCCAGATTCATCAATCACTTTAGATTTACGTAAGTTATCCGGTAATAAACACTCCGGTAGTAAGGTATCCCCATCGGTTGCTCCACATACCTGTGTGAGATAGATTGTATCTATATAATCTAATTCCATGTATGCTTTATAAGTATTAGCCCCTCCAATTACAACTGCACCGCGTTGGTAGAAAGGCCTCCGGTCTCTTCCTATTACAACAAATTCACGGTTTTTCAGAGTCTTTACGGAGGGGTAGGTATTATATCCTACATGACAAACTTTACCCAGGGTTACCGCCTTGAAGAAAGCCTGGTCTGATTTACAATTAAAGGGAATGCTGCCTTCTAAGCCAATCATTCCATTTCCGCTTGTGGCGACGATCAACTGCATTTTTGACTATTTTTTTATTATTCTTATCAATTATTATGGTTAGTATAGATTTACCATCTTCAAGAACTCTCACAACATCATTAAGCTCCCCTCCGCTATGAACCATCTCTTTTATAAATCGCCTAAGATCGGGCAACGAAGATAAATCGTATCGCTCGAATTTATTAATCGTATTAAATCTCCAGACTTCAAACATATTTTACCTATTTTGACCAACAATCACTAATTACACAATCCACTTCCATTGGTACCTTAACAAGTATTTCAGAGGCCGCTTTCAACATCAACTCTTTTACTTTATCGGCAAGGACTTTAGTTTCGTCTTCATCAAAGAAGGATTCTATTACAATTTCATCATGCACAACATTCACTATTCTACACTTCAGTAGATTGGGGTCTAAGCACAACAGGTAATCCTGTACATACACCATCGCTAACTTAGTCATGTCGGCATTTGTGCCTTGAATGCGATGATTAGTGCCCTCTCTATTTGCAATACCCTCATCTTCTTTATTACCCGCAAATACGGGGAAGTACCTTTTACGCGAATAAGGGGGAAGTGTCGTGCTGAATCTATTACGAATAACCTGATCACGCGACCATTCTTGATAAGCTTTAACTTTCTTGAAGGTGTCGTGAAATTTGGCCAACGCCGCCAGGGCCGCATCTTCATCGCCCCCAAAGTCGTCTTTCAATTTGACGGCACCGGCTCCATATAACACCCCGAAGTTTATAGCCTTTTGTTGATCTCTCAAATGTTTGTTAACCTTCTTAGAGATTTCACCTTTCTCAGGGAACATTAACATTGCCATATACGAGTGAATATCTTCACCTTTCTTAAATGCTTCAATCATTGCCGTTTCGTCTGCTGCTTCCGCCAGTATGCGCATTTCACAATTTGAATAATCTGCTGTAATTACGAAACCCTTTGACTTGAAAATGCTCCGAAATTTTTGGGGCACCTGCTGAAGATTGGGGTTGTTACAGCTTACGCGGCCGGTCTCTGTGCCGATCTGTCGAAAATTACAATGTACCCTGCCGCCTCTGGGAGTTAAACCTTCTTTATATCCATATAATTTGAAAGTTTCGCGGTAGTCAAGTATATTCCTTAATAATTGAACCACGTAAGGGGTTTTGGCCTCCGAAATAAGCTTTTCCAGAGCTGCATTATTTGTCGAAGGCTTTATTTCCCATTCCTTTGTATCTGCATTCTTTATTCGAGCTTCAGGGTAAATACCCTTATAATTTAACACTTCTAAAAGGTAGCGGGGGGCGTTCAATTGCGTAGGGGTACACTTCAGTTCGGAGGTTAGTGCATATCTTTGCATCTGAAGTTTGTCGTTCAAGGCTTCAAACAACTCCCGGTACTCCTGCTGATCGATCATAATACCCACGTATTCCATGGCTATAAATACCTTCAAAGCTTCACATTCTAATTCAAACACTTTCGATAGCTTGTGTGTATCCAGCATCACCGCTAACTCTTTATGCAATCTATCCAGAAATAGTGTGTCCTTTTTTGCGTAATTCAGCTGTTCAGAGGTTATATGGCCAGAATGCCCAATAAACTCATTACGAACAGTCTTATCTAGCTCTATCCCCAGAACCCGCGATAACGCTCCTTTCAGAGATCGGTCGGTGCCCAACGGATAGCCCGCTGTAAGGATTAAGTACGCTAGCAGCAGATCCACCAGATCGTTTGAGTGATGGATAATACAGCCCCGACACCGTAAAAATAACAAGTCAAATTTCAGATTGTAGCCTAAGATTGCACAATCTCTAACCCCCGCCAAAGCCCTGGACACTTCGGGACTCCACTCAACCGCGGCGGCCCGTTGCCCATCACTAACACTGACCAGTAATATACGTTCGGGCTCCCCAAACATGCCGGTGCCGACTAAAAAAGGATTAAGGCCGGTTGTTTCTATATCTAAAGCAAATCTTTTGCTTTTTATAATTTCGAGAAAAAGGTGATACTCCATAACTAACTTTGTTTTATTTTTTACGAGCAAAAAGGTAATTAATGACGCCCACAATCGTAAACAGCAGATTGATGTATAGCAATAACAGCACACACACGGGCATGGCCCCTTCCTAACTTCTGGGATAATGCTATGCTGGATATGACGTTACTCCCGCCTAACTCCGTTAATTCAAGATCGTATAAACTCATTACGTTAAATTAACCTCTTGTTGAGGTTGTGGTAAGGTTAAATTATACTTATCAATAAATCTATTTAATAGGGTAGCACTTATAGTATTTAC